TCGACTGCGTAGTTGATTGGGCCTTGGAAGGGGTTGATCTGTGCCATGTTTTTTGCCTTTTAGAAACCAAAGCCCATGCCAGCCTTACCGCCTGCGCCGTACTGCATACCGAGGAACTGCGCTGGCATGTTCAGGATCTGGCCGTAGGCTTTGGCCTGGCCAAGTTCTCCACCTGCGAGGGCCGCACCTTGCTGAGACAAAAGGTTGGCTACGTTTGTGCCTGTTTCCATGCCAGCAGCTCCGACACCGGCAGCAGAGCGCTGGCCTAGAGTGGTCATGCCACCGAGTCGGCTGTATTGCTGCTCAAGGGCTTGATTGAGCAAAGCAGGGCGAAACTGCGCGAGTGCGCCTTGGATGTTGCCGCCGCGCAAGCCGCCAGTGGCCGATGCGCGTTGAAGCAAAGCCTCTTCGCCTTGGCGCACAGACTCCTGGAAGCCAGCGCCGCTTTGGATGCGATCAATGGCGGCTTGCTCTGCCTCTGGACCACGCAGACCCAAGAAGGCTTGCTGTTGCTCCAGTGCTGGGACGCCTGCCTCTGTGTAGGGCTTGAGCAGGGCTTGCAAGGCGTCAAATTGGCGACGCTGTTCTGCAATACCTTGGCCTGCTGCACCAGCTTGAATGTTGGCTGCGTCTTCTGCTGCGTCGGCTTGCATCATGCCGCCAACGACTTGTGTTCCGCCCACAACTAGGGCCGTTACTGGATCAGGCATCGCCGAACTCCTTCATGTAGTCTTCAAATTTTTCGCCGTACAAATCCATGACCAGGTGCGCATTTTTGGTGGCAAAGCCTGGGCCATGTGTGAGTGAGACGGCCATCAGGATCAGGTCGTAGAAGCCTGCACGCCAGACGAATGATCTGGCGTCGGCTTGGCCTGCGCGTTCTGCTGTGTCGGATGCTTGCCACTTCATGATTGCGGTGGCCAGCAATGGCACTAGGTGGTGGCTGTTGGCAATAAAAAACGGATTTTGATGGATGCCCACCAGCGTGTTCCAGATGGCTGCATTCAGGTCTTTGCGCTCAACTGTGTCGCCATCGGCAACATCGTCAAACACCTGAATGGCATCGTAAACCATGACGAGCCATTCCACGACTGGCGCAGGCAGCATGAAAACCCTTTGCAGGTTTTCTTTGAGCCAATCAATACCAGTCATGTGCAACTCCTGTTTAGGGCAAGCTGCTGGCGGCTTTGGTGACTCAGCGGCCAGATTGTCCCATATTTGCATGGCTTGTTCAATCCATCTCGAATTCGCGCTCTTCCCAGGCCTGGCAGGAGCGCAGGTCGTGGCAAATGAAGTCGAATTTGTTGCAGTAGCCACGGAAACCGGCATCGGTGTCCCAATCGTTGCGCGGGATGCGCTCCATCTTGGCCTGGGTCATGGTGCTGTTGTCGTAATACTCGCAGTTGGAGCAGCGACGACGACGGGCTTCTTTTTCGTCCACTTGCATGGCTTTGCCCAGCGCGACCCAATACACCTTGTTGGCTGTGGGCTCGTTGCTGGGGTTTTCTGGTCCAAGCATCCAGTCGTCGATCACGACCCGGGTGTTCTTCTTGTTCTCGGCTGCGGTGATGAATTCCTCTTCGACCGGCAGGCCCATGAAGCCTTTGGGCATCATCATGAATTTGTCCATGCTGTTTCTCCTTTAAGTGATTTCGCGGCCAGAGGCGCGGATGGTCAGCGAGGTGGCTGCGCTGGCAATGGTGCTGATGTAGCCGCCAGGTTCAAGCGCCTGGCCGACCAACTCGGGGCAGGTGTAGGTCTCATCGGGTGCGATGGCGCGGGTGTCCATGATCAGGTTGGATGCGGCTGGGCTGCCTCCGCTGGTCACCAAGTTGACACTGATGGTCAGATTACCGGCGCTGGTGTTGGTGATCGTGAACTTGTCGATGATGGCCTTGCAGTTCACTGCTGTGTACTGCGTGGTCTGGCTGTTCTCGGCCTGCTTTGCTGGGATCAGAACTTTAATGGATACGGTCATAAGACACCTTCAATGTTGTTGGCAACTGTGAGAATAATGGACGGGATGCCTGGGTGGGGTGCAGCCGCAGGAAATGCAGCAATTTCGACAGTGAGGTCGCTCACCGAAAACATCAGCTCAATATAGTCATTGGCTTTGAGATCAAAAAAGTAATTCAGCGATGAAAAAATTTCAGCGTTGTTGCCCTGAATTCTGATTTGACTGGCACTGTCTGGAACGTCTACGCCGTTAAGCCTAAACCAAAAAAAGAACTCACCCGTTCCGCCTGCTGTCTTGTCCAGCTGAAATGAAGTGTCAAAGTTGTAGATGCCTGGTGTGTCCACGTACACCCTCGATGTCGGGGTGCCAAGATACACGCCATTGCTCAAATCGGTGTTGTTGAACGTGACGGCCTTGGCCGTGTTGATCGTTGTCGCAGTTTGGGTTGTGGTGTCGTAGAACGAGCCGTATCTTGAACGCTTGAATTCCCTTGGCGGGGGTGCCATTTGCAAGCCCTCTACAGCCTTGGTCAGATTGTCTAGCAGTTCCAATGCCTGATTTGCTTTGTTTTCAGCCAAGGCGCAATTGATGGCCGATTCTTGAGCAAGTGCCGCCAGTTGAGCTAGCGCCTCGTTCGCTGTGGCCGCTGCCGTGTCTGCCTGGTACTCGAAATCAGTCCCGACTATGACCTGGAGCTGATCGACGGCAGAAAACAGCAGCTCGAACTGCCTGATCTGTTGCTGGTCGGTCAGGAAGGTGGCAAGCTGATCTCGCGTGAGATTTAGCCTGCGGGATGTTGGTGCGGTTGCCATCAGTATGCCAATGCCTCGATCTGTGCCTCAAGGCGTGCGAAAGAGATATGCGCGTCGCTGTCGCCACGGAAGCGTTGGATGCGCCAGTTGCGCATGTGGCCCTGCTGAAACCATGCAAGGCGCTTGGCGGTGTTGCCTGTGGTGCCGACTGCGACGCTGCGATCCTGACTCCATGCAAGGCCGTTGACGCTGTAGCTGGTGCTGATCTGTGGGTTGGTGCCCAATGCCACGCTGCCGGTCAAGCTGACCAGCTCCAGCCGGTTGAAGATTGCGCCGTTGCCTTCGTTGTAGGCGATGAGCGTGCCGAACTCCCAGCGGACTTGCTGGCCCCAATGGTGGCCTGTGTCTTGCACCAGGTAGCCGATGGCGCTGCTTTGTGGGTCTCCCACCAGCCACTTGTCGTAGATCCAGACCATGTTGCGTGCGCGATACTGGCTGAAACCAACCACCGTGCTGGTGAGGGTAAACCAGACCTGATCGCCAAGCGCTTCAGATGCTGATGCGTCATAGACCACTGTGCGATCTGGAAGATGGACGTAGAGGTGCTGGTGGTTTTTGTCGTTGCGTGCTTCAAACTGCACGCGCACCAGCTGCGCTTCGGTGTAAGTCAAAAGCAGGTTGTCGATTTCCTGTGTGCTGATCTTCTGGGTGGTTGCTGCTGCGCCGATGTAGATGCCTGGGGCTTCGTTGCGTCCACCGCCCAAGAAGGCAATGCGCTCCAAGTAAATGCAACAGGCATGTGTGCCAAGGCAACCTTTTTGGACTTGAGCGCCATCGATGCGTGCGAATGGAAACAGCTCGCCGCCTACGTTGTCGAACACCTCGATGGTGTTGCTGTTGAGGGCGTAGATCTCGTTGCGCAACTTGATGAGAGCCACGACTGGGTCTGGATCTACCTCTGAGCTGCCATATTTCAGCGGGTTGACCTGGGTAGGGTCTGAGAGTTCGGTGACAACCAGGTTGGCCCCGTCGGTGGTCATGAAATAGCCGTCAACCCATGCGACGTCAAGAACAACGCCAAGGTCTGGGTCTGTGACTTGGCGCAAGATGGGGGCTGTGGGATTCCATGGAAGCGTGGCTGTCGTATTGACCGGAATCCAGTAGTACAAGCGACCACCGGAGGCAATGGCCAGCACGTCGAAGCTGTAGTCCATGGTCACCAGGTCTGTGGTGGGGCCACCGACATCGCCCAAGACTGTCACTGTGCCGTTGCTGGCAATCGACACCAGCTTGGTGCCCATGACCC